CTGGGTCGTCGAGAACGTCGTCGGAGCGCGATCGGCCATGCCTGCCGACGCGGTGACGTTGTGCGGATCGGCGTTCGGGCTCGACGTCCGCCGTCACCGCCTGTTCGCGTCGAACGTTCCGATCGGCGGCGTCGCGTGCCGGCACGATCGACAGACTGGGCGTTTCCTGCCGACCGGCCGCAACATCGCCGCCGCTCGCGCCGGCACCGGTTCTCACTCGCGAGTCGTCGGCAACTATGGCTCGCTGAACTATCCCGGTGAGCTGGAGATCCGGCGCCGTGCCATGGGGATCGACTGGCTGCCGGTCGACCGGCTGGCGAAGGCCATCCCACCGGCCTACACCGAGCACCTGGGCCGCCAGCTGCTCGCTTCGATCAGGGCGATGGCATGACCGGGCCGAACCTCACGGCGATCTGGCCGCCGGCACGCCGGCACGTCGACGAGCACCCGGCGGCGCCGGCCGCGGGCACGATCCAGGCGTTTGAGTCGATGGTCCGGGCCGACGAACGCCGGCGCCTCGCGGTGCTGTTGGCCGAGCACGCCGGCACGATCGCCTCTGGCGCCCAGACGCCGCTCTGCGCGATCGTTCAGGTGGTCGCCATGCTCCAGGTGGGCGACTCGTGACGCGGCGAACGACGTTGAGCTACGTGCCGGCGTCGAGCTGGCGGCCGCGGCGATGGTCGCCCATCGTCCCGATCGGACACCGGCGGATCGTGTTCCGCCGGCGCCGCCGATGACCGCATTGGACGCACGACACGGCCGCCAGGGTGGCCGTGTCGTCGCGTGGCGGGAACGTGGCGTCATCGGGCCGTGCTGGAAGGCCGGCTGCTCCGGGAAGGTGGCGTGGCCGGCGTCGCCGCCGCCGGTCGACGACCCGGTCGAGGTCGAGTGCTACGGCGGGTACACCGGCACCCATCGCGGTCTCGTCTACTCGTGGCCGGTGCCGTCGTGACCGGGCCCGGCCGGCCAGGCCCGCCCGAGGCCGTGCACGGCACGCGATCCCGGTACAACACCGGCTGCCGGTGCCCAGAGTGCCGCGAGGCCGCCCGCGTGTATCAGGTTGCCTGGAGGCAGGCCCAGCGCGACGCCGGGTTCGTGTTCAATCACGGCCGCCGGCAACTCCCATCGGACCGGCCGGCCGGGCGGCCGCCGGCGGTCGACCGGTGAACGACGACACGGCGGCGGCCGTCGAGTACGTCCGGGCGAACGTCCGTCACGACGTCGGCCTGGCGTACACGATCGCCGCGCACACCGTCGACGGCCGGTGTGATCTGTCCGTCCGTCAGCTGGCGGCCGCGGCCGGGATCAACCCGGCCACGGTCGCCCGGGCCGTCGACCGCCTGACGGCCGCCGGCGTGCTCGTCGTCGAGCGCACGACCCGAGGGAACGTGTACCGGTTCCCGGTCGCGCAACCGTGCGCGTCAGACGCGCGATCGCGCGCGCCACGCGTACAGCTGGCCGCCGTGGCCGACGCCGCGCAACCGTGCGCGTCAGACGCGCGATCGCGCGCGCCACGCGCGCGATCGTCCGCGTCAGACGCGCGGCCGGCGCCCGGTGGTGGTGGTACCTCTACGCGCCGCGCTGATCGAACAGCCACCACCACCGCGCCCGAGCTGTTGCCTCACGCCCAGGCCGCGCTCGACGAGCTGGCTGGCTACATCGCCGCGGCGGCCGACGCACCCGGGATCGTGAACCGGCTCGCGTACCGGGCCGCGACACGCCGGCGTGTCGTCGACGAGCTGGCCGGGCTCCAGGCCGCCGTCGTCGACGTCGACGAGCTGGTCCGGGCGATCGCCGGCGACCCGACACCGGATCCCGTCGCGGCCGTCGAGGCGCGCCTCGCGGCGGCCTGGGCGATGCCACCGCGACCAGAGCTGGTCGAGCTGCCCGGCCCGGCCGCCGAGTACGAACCCGATCACGAACGGGCCCGGGCGGCGTTCCAGGCCGGGATCGAGCAGGCCCGGGCCGAACGCGGCCGATCAGTAGGCTCTGAACCGTGACCGACGACCGCACACCGAGGCCGGCAACGATCCGCACGGCGCCACCGCACGGCACACGCGCCCGGTACGTGCACCGCACGATCCCTTGCCGGTGTGACTCGTGTAAGGCCGCGAACGCCCGGTACATCACCGCCTACCGCAACGGCACGTCCGGGAAGGTCTGGACGCCTCGCCGCTGGGAACAACTGGAGCTGCCCCGATGATCGTTGACCCGCACATCTACGGCCCGGGCTGGACGCCCACGTACCACCCGCGATCGGTCTGGGAAGATCCGGCCCGGCCGGTCACCGGGCCCGCCTGGGTGCCCCGCCTCGTCGACATGATCGTTCCGCACTACACCGCCGCCATCGACCTGATCGACGGCGATCTGGGGGAGTTCATCGACGACCTGCCGGCCTACCTCCGGGCGATCCAACGTGACTACGTCGTGACGCGCGGCTACAGCGTCGGGTACTGGTGGGCGATCGATTGGCTGGGCGGGATCTGGCAGCTGCGCGGCTTCGATCCGTACACCGGCCTGGGCGGGTTCAAGTCCGCCGCGAACGCCGGGCACAACGACCACACCGGCCCGATCCTGTTCCTGGTCGACGGCGACGACGAGCCCACCGGCGAAGCGATGCGCGCCGCCCGCTGGCTGAACGCCTGCACGCGCCGCCACCCGTATCGCGGCCGACGGACCCAGCTCGCCGTCGTCGATCACGGCCGCCTGCCGATCCCACCCGGGAACCCGACCGCATGCGCCGGCAAGGGCATCCGCCGCGTGGTCGACAAGGGTTTCCTGTCCGACGAGTTCCAGACCTTCCCAACCCAACCCCAGGAGACAACCGACATGCCCACCACTCTGCACCTGATCCCACCCGCTGACGCCGGCGTGCCCGAGCTGATCGTGTGCGTCGACGGCGCCGGCGTTCAGCTGATCGGGCTCAACGGCTCGACGTCCCAAACGCTCGCACTCATCGCCGCCATGAAGGCCACCACGGTCAGCGTGTCCGCCGAGCAGTACGGCGAGTTCGTCGCCCGGGCGGCCCAGTGATCGACCACCCGAAGTACCGCACCGAACCGGACGGCCCTGTCCGCGACGACGTGCTGCCGGCCCTGTTCCTCGCGTTCGTGCTCACCGCCCTGTCGGGCGGGATCGTCGGCGCCGCCATCACTGCGTGGGTGCTGACGTGATCGGCCAGGATCTGAACATCGACATCGGGGACAACCTGACGACGGCGATCGCCGGCCTGGTGATCGCCCTGCCGTCGATCATCGCCGCGTGGAACGGCCGCCGTGCCACGATCGCCGCCCGCAACGCGGCCGCCACCGCCGAGGCCGCCGCCAAGACCAACGAGCAGGCCGTCGAGTCCGTCGCCGCCCAGCTGCGGAACAACGGCGGATCGTCCATGCTCGACAAGATCCAGCTGTCACTGGTCGGGATCCGCAACGAGCTGCGCGACGAGATATCCCACGTGCGCGACGACGTCCGCCACATCGCTGAACGACAGACCCAGATCGAACGGCTGATCCCGAAGCGCACGACAGACCATCACCCAACCGACGACAGGGGAACCCCGACATGACCGCCAAGAAGTCGACCACGAAGAAGGCCGCCGCACCGCGCAAGGCCGCACCGCCGAGGAATGCCACGTTCCCACCGATCGAGGACGAGGACGAACGCCGTGCCCTCGTGATGAACGAGCATCGCGACCCGCCGAAGCCTGGGGTTCCACGTAGCCGGCCCGGCCGCGGCTGGGGCTGATCGTGCCTCGCGTGTACGGCGAACGCCGCTACCGCGAGGCCGTCGCCGCGAACCGTGCGGATCCGGCGCCGTGCTGGCGTGGCTGCGGCCGCCTGTCGACGACCATCGACCACGTGCCCGCGATCGCGGACCACGAACACGTGGCAGGTACGTCGTGCTGCCAGCTCGTGCCCGCGTGCGGTCCATGCAACTACGGCGCCGGCGCACGGATCGCCAATCGTCGTCGAGTTGGCCGTCGGCCTGGAGCGTCGCGGCGATGGTGACGTGTCCGTGCATTGATCGCCGCTGTTCGCCGTCGTGGGTCGCGTACTGCGCGTGTCCGACCGCCCGCCGGTTCTTTGACGGCTCGACGTTGTACCCCGCCGCTCCGTCTGTTCTCTCTCCCAACGAACCGAACGAGGCCGTTTGCAGTTACATCGGGCCGATCGCCGGCGATGCGGACCGATGACCGCCGGCCAGGGTTCGCTGTTCCGGCCGGGCCCGGTGAAGCGCAAGATCGGCCGGGCCCGACGCGGCCTGGATCAGACCCTCAACGCGATGCGCGCCGGCGGACTGCTGGAGAACGTCGACGCCGCGCTCGTGGCGCTCTGTCGCGTAGCGGCCGACGAGCTGGACGCCGCGATTCTGGATCCCGAGGAATCACGGTTCACGAAGTCGAACCTGATCGGCCGCTATCACTCGACGTTGTCGCACCTGATCGCACGATCCGATGGTGACGACGACAACGGAGACGTTGACGCCCTGTTCGCCGCTCTGGACAACGAGGCCTGACCCAGAGCTACGCACGATCGGCCATCAGATCGCCGGCACATCGCGGGCGATGGGGCAGGCCCTGATCCCCTGGCAACGTCACGCCGCCGACGTGCTGGGCACACTGCGGCCCGACGGCCGGCCGCGGTACAAGACCGGTGTCGTGATCGTCCCGAGGCGTGCCGGCAAGACCTGGCTCCAGCTCTGCCAGGCGTTGACCGTCGGCCGCCGGCGTGGCATGTCGCGATCGTTCTACACATCGTTCAGACGCGAGACCGCCGCGGCCCTGTGGCGTGACGAATGGTTCCCGATGCTGGAGCTTTCGCCGCTCCACCCGCGATTCCTCAAGCTCCGTCAGTCGAACGGATCCGAGGCGATCACGTGGCGTCACAACCGGTCGACGTTCCGGCTGTTGCCACCGGCCGGCGACGCCATGCGGTCGTTCCGATCGGACCTGGCGCACATCGACGAAGCGCGCCTGTTCTCGCTCGCGCAGGGCGTCGAGATCGAGCGAGCAACGTTCCCGACCCAGGCGACCGGGTACGGCGGCCAAACGATCCTGTGGTCGAACTCCGGGAACGAGGATTCGACCTGGCTGGAGAAGTGGCGGGATCTGGGCCGGGCGTCGACCGAAGATCCCGACAGCGACATCGCCTACATCGAGTACGGCGTCGACCCGCTGGCCGCCGGGTTCGATGCGTCGTCGCCGGCGACGTGGGCGGCCGCCCACCCGGCCTACGGATACCACCTGCTGCCCGACGCGATCGCGGCGGACTACGAACGAATGTCGATCGACGACTTCGGCGCCGAGTACCTGGGCATCTGGTCAGGCGGCCTGATCGACCGAAAGCTCGTCGACGCCTGGGCCGCGCTCGACACCGGCACGCCGGCCGGCGTTCTCTCGTTCGCCGTCGAGATCGACTACGACCGCGAACGGGCCGTGATCGTCGCCGTCGGTGACGGCCACGACGACCGGCCGGCCGTCGAGCTCGTCGACGACCGGGAACACGGACCCGGCCTGCTCGACCGCCTGGGCGAACTGATCTCGACGCACCGGCCCGGCTCGCTCGTCTGGGACGCCGGCGGCCCGGCCAACAGCCTCGCTCACGACTTCGGCCGGCTCGCCGTCAACTGTGCGCCGTTCCGAACGAACGACGTCACCGCCGCCGCCGGCGCGTTCTACGACCGGATCATCGGCGGCCGGCTGTTACGCCGCGACGACCCGGGAATGGTCGACGCGATCGCGGCCGCTCGTCGACGAGCTGCCGGCGGCGCCTGGCTGTTCGACCGCCGCACGCCCGGCGCCCTGCCGGTCATCGCCGCGTCGATGGCCGCCTGGCGCTGGTCCGACGAACGCACCCGCCGGCCCACGACCTACTGACACGCTCTGTACGGCCCTGTGCCGATTCCCGGCTATCAGTACCCATTCCGCACCCTGATCGCCCGGGAGGCGTCAACGTGGCGTGCGTTCCGGTGAGGATCCTTGCATCCGGTCGCGCTGTTACCCCACACTGCGGCCGGTATGGCACGACGTCGCAAGATCGCACGGTCCCAGGCCGCTCTGCTGGAACTGATCGCCCAGGCCCAACAGGCGCGCACGATCGGGCCCGCGATGAACCCGTGGCAGCTCCCCATCGTCGTCGCGTGCCGGCGGATCATCGCGGACACCGCGATGCAGCTGCCGGTATTCGCGATGCGCGGCGGACAACGGCGGCCCGATCAACCGGCCGTGTTCCGCCGGCCGAACCCGAACGAGCCCTACTGGCTGACCATTCAGCGGATCGTCAGCAACCTGACCGGCGCCGGCTACTGCTGGATCCTGCCGACGGCCTACGACGCCGCCGGCTACCCGCTGGCGTTCCGGGTGTGCGACGCGTCGAAAGGCGCCCCCACGTTCGATCTCAACGGCGAGATGGTCGACGTTTGGATCGACGGCCGATATCAGACGCCCGGCAAGGACGGCGTGATCTGGCTCCCGTACGAAGTGCCGGCGAACGGTCACGTCGGACAAGGGCCGTTCGCCGCGTGCTGGCAGGCCGTCACCTACCTGTCGGCCCTGTACGAGATGGCCGGCTCGTTCTGGGAAGCCGGGTTCCCGTCGGTCGCGATCGAGGTCGCTACCCGACTGGGGCCCGACGACGCACCCGAGATGAAGCGCCAGATCCTGTCGAGCTGGTCACGCCGGCACGAACCGGCGATCATCGACAACGGCGGCAAGATCGTCCCGATCGGATCGTCCGCCGTGGAGGCCCAGCTGATCGAGTCGATCAACTGGGCGAACGCCGAGATCGCCCGCACCGCCGGCGTCATGCCGTCGCTCGTGAACGTCGCCGGCGGCGACTCGCTCACGTACTCGACGACCGCCGGCGAGTTCACGAAGTGGCGGATCGTCGGCCTGGGTCCGTACCTCACCCGCATGGAAGGCGCGTTCAGCGATCTCCAGCCATTCGGGACCGACGCCCGGTTCGACACAACCGATCTGACCCGGGCCGACGAGGCCGCCCAGGCCGACTACTTCACCAACGCGCTGGGCCGGTGGATGACCGCCGACGAGATCCGCCAGCGGATCCCGTTCCTGGCCGGCCAACCGACGCCCGCCGAGCTGACCATCAACCGCATGGAGGAAGTAACAGCATGACCCGACACACGATCACCCGGGCCGGCACGGTCACCGCCCGAGGCGACGGCCACACACTCGACGCCGTGCTCGTTCCGTGGAACGTGACCGCCACCGTGTCCGACGACGGCCGCACGATGTACACCGAGGAATGGACGCCGGGCTCACTCACGCCGGCGCCGATCGTCGCCGCGTACGCGGGTCACACCGTCGGCCCGAACGGGCCGCAACAGGGGCCGCTGATCGGCCGCGTGTTCCCCATCGGTGACGGCCCGGACGGCTACCGGGCGACGATCGAGCTGGCCGACACGCCCACCGCCCGCGACGTGTACGCCCTGGCGTCACTGGTCGGCGCCGACATTTCGATCGAAGCCGACGTGGAACAACCGCCGGATTGGCGGCCCGGCCAGAAGATCACCCGCACCGCCGCCCGGCCCAGCGTGCTGACCGGCGTCGCGATCATCACCCTGCCGAACCGTGGCGCCTACCCGGGCGCGATGGTCACGGCCGCCCGATCCAACCCAACAGGAGCAAACATGGACAACGACCAGACCCAGAACGCCGGCGGCGCCGGCACCGACACGAACACGCCGCCGGCGCCGCCGGCCGGCAACCTGCCACCGCCCGCACCGACCGATGCGCCGGTCACGGTCGCTCGAGCTGAGATCGACGAGATGGTCCGCCAGGCCATCACCCGCGTCCGGCTGCCCCAGCTGCCCGAAGCCGCCCACCCGCTCGCACGGTTCCGGACCCTCGTCGAGTGTGCCGACGCCGCGTACACCGATCGGGAGATCTCCCGGTCCGTCGCCCGCGCCTGGGTCGATCAGGTCACCGGGAACAACGCCGGCGTCATCACCCCGGGATGGCTGAACGAAGTGTTCGGCATCGTCGACCTGTCCCGGCCGTTGATCGCCGCGATCGGCACCCGCCCCCTGCCCGACGGCGGCATGGACGTCGACTGGCCGTACTTCGACGGCGACCTGTCCCAGCTCGTCGCCGAGCAGGTCACCCAGAAAACCGAGATCCAATCCGTGCGCGTCGATCTCAAGAAGGGCTCTGCCCCGATCAAGACCTACGCCGGCGGATCCGACATCAGCTACCAGCTGATCCGCCGCTCGACCCCGAGCTACCGAGACGCCTACCTCCGGATCATGAACGCCGCGTACGCGCTCCGCACCGACTACGCGGCGTCGGCCGGGCTCTGGGCCGTGGCCGATTCGCCGGCGGCCGGCTGGGTCGACTACGACCCGGCGGCGTCCGACCCCGACTTGAAGATCCTCCGGGCCGCCGTGTTCGCCGCGTCCGTTCAGGTCGAGGCCGCCACCGGTCAACCGGCGTCGGTCGTGCTCGCCGCCACCGACGAATACGTCCGCATCGGCGGCGCCCTCAACCCGGCCGCCTACCCGGTGCAGAACGTGTCCGGCACGTCGAACGCATCCCAGCTGAACGTCAACCTCTCCGGGCTCAACGTGGCGCACGCCCGGTACCTGCCGGCCGGCTCGCTCGTCGTGACCAACGGGCTCGCCGCCAAGTGGTCCGAGGACGGTCCCATGGTCATCACCGCCGTCGACGTCCCGAAGCTGGGCGAGGACACGGCGATCTGGGGCATGGGCGCGCTGGAGATCACGAACCCGGCCGGGCTCGTCACCCTGGCCGCCGTCGAGCCCACCTGATCCGTGGCCGTCGAGTACGTCACCGCCGCCGACGTCGCCACCGCGCAGGGCGTCACCGGGCCTGGGCCGATCGCACGATCGGCCCAGGCCGCCGCGTCCGCGAACGTGATCGTCGACAACGTGCTGGGATCGCTCGCGGCCGCACAGGTCGCCGGCGCCGACGAGATCCCGGACCCGTTCAAGCTGGCGGCGTTGACGATCGCCATGGATCTGTACCGCCGGCCCGACACGCCCGGCGGCTACTTCGTCGTCGCGGACTACACCGCCCGCCTGTCCGCCGATCCGGCGTCGCCGGTGCTCGCGCTGATCCGGTCCGTCGACGAGCTCGTCGTCGACGGCGAACCGTTCCGGCTCGTCAAGGCCTGGCCGATCGCATGACCGTTGCCCAGATCCTGACGAAGGTCGACGCCCACCTGGCGGCCGCGCTCGACGGCTACGACCCTGACTTGTCGATCCATCCGGGCGGCCAACCGGACACCGTCGCGGCGCCGGCCGCCTGGATCGAGTTGCCCACCGGCCGGCGTGCCTCGTCGACGTCGTCGGCCCTGACGGTCACCGTGCGGACGATCGTCGCGTTCCGCAACCGGCCGGCCGGCCCGACGACGGCCGCCGTCGTCGACGTCGTCGACCGTCTGTCCCTGGCGTGGCGGCGGCCGCCGGCCGGGCTCGTCCCGACGAGCTGGGCATGGTCGACGTCGCCGGCGATCCTGCTGGGCGACGTCGAGCACACCGGCGTCACGTTCGACGTCGTGATCGAATACCCCAACGTGTGCTGACCCGCACACCGAACCGAAAGGCCCACCATGCCCACCGAGTACCTCCAGCTGATCGACCCGATTTTCAAGGTCGCTGACACCGAGGCCGGGCTCGCCGCCGGCGAAGCGTTCCAGTGCCAGCTCAACCGGGCGACGCTGATCCCGACGCCGTCGTCGAACGCGGTCCCGGCGACCGGCTGCGCGCCGGCGACCAACCTGCCCGGCAAGGCCGCCTGGGCGGTCCAGCTCGACTGGCTCCAAGACTGGTCCGTCCCGGGCGGCGGCCTGTCCGCCTACGCGTACGTCGAAGAGTCCGAACTGAAGTGGTTCAGTCTCGCGACGTCGGCCGACGTCGACGCACCCAAGGTCGTCGGCCAGGCCTACGTGACGCCGGGCGCGTTCGGCGGCGTGTTCGGCGGCCCGGCCGCCGCGGCGACGGCGACATGGAACTGCGCCGGCCGGCCGACGATCACCTACCCGCCCGAGGTCTGATCGTGGCCGGCGCCGCGATCCGGCTGCGCCGCAAAGCTGACGACCTGCGCGAGATCCCGAAGTCCGGGATGATCGCCGCCGCCCGGGCGGTCAAGAAGGTGGCCGACGAAGAGGCCGCCCGGGTGTCCGGTGGCGATGGCCGGCTGACCGGCAAGAAGCGTCGAGGCTTGAAGCTCCGCGCACGCGACAAGATCGAGCAACGCGGTACGTCGACGTTCTGCCGCGTGCAGGGAGTGTCGCCGGCCGCGTGGGTCTGGGTGAACACCGGCACGGATCCGCACCGGATCCGCCGGCGCAAGCGTGGCAAGAATGCGAAGCTCCGAGCGATGACCGTGCCCCATCCCGGTACCGCCGGCGCCGGCGCCTGGCGTCGCGTCCGCCGGCGATCCGAAGTGATCGTTCCCCAGATCTTTCGCGACGCCGTAAACGAGGTGATCCGCCGGTGAGCGACGAACAGATCAACATCGACATACGGGCGAACGACACCGCCGGCGACAAGCTCGACGAGGTCGCCGGCAAGGTCGACAAGCTGGAGAAGGCTTCACCGGTCGTCGACGTCGACGCCGACACCGCCGCCGCGCTCGACGACCTGGGCGACGTCGACGACGCCGCCCGCAAGCTCGACGGCCGCCAGACCGAGGTCGACGTCACCGCCGACACCGGCAAGGCCGACGCCGAGCTGAAAGATCTCGCGGACCAGGCCGACACGCTCGACAAGTCCGATCCGACAGTCGACGTCACCGCCGACACCGGCACCGCCGACGCCGACCTGAAAGCCACGCTCGACGCCGCACAGGCGCTCGCTGCGGCCGACGCACGGATCGTCGTCGAGGCCCAGATAGCCGCCGCCCAAGCCAACCTGCGCGAACTGAAAGCGGATCTCAACGCGTTGACCGGCGGCCCGGCCGGCGCCGCCGGCGGACCGATGCGCGCCGCCCAGGTCGAAGTCGACGGCTACACCGCCGCGACCGGGAAGGCCAACGACACGACACGAGGGTTCATCGGCAACGCCGTGGGTGAGCTGCCCGGGCTCGCCGGCGCGTTCGGCCCGGCGACCGAGGCCGTCGGCCAGCTGACAGAAGGGGCGCTCGCCGGCGAGGCGTCGATCAAACAGCTGGCGCTCGCCGGCGGTGCGATCGCCGGGATCTCACTCGCGATCCAGGCGATCAACGATCGACAGGAAGCGATCGCCAAGACGCGGGCCTGGCGCACCGAACAGGTCGACGGCTACGTCGACGCGATCCGTCGTGGCGTCGACGCCGCCGACGATCTCGCGGTCCGCCTGTCCGAAACCGGCAAGATCGAGCTGGATCTGGGCGCCCTGGTCGGGCTCGACTCGGTTCAGGTCAAGGACGTGACGTCGTCGCTGGCGGCCGCCGGCGTGTCGATCCAACAGTTCACCGAGGCGGCCACCACCGGCGCGCCCGGGCTCGACAAGCTCCGTGAAGCGCTCGTGGCGGCGAACGTTCCGACGAAAGAGGCCGGGGAGGTCTACGCCGCCGCGGTGCAACAGGCGGACCTGTTCAGCAAGGCCCAGGAGCGCGCCGAGGTCGTGACCCGCGTGTTCGGTACCACCGCCGAGGAAACGGCCCGCCAGGCGGCCCTGCTCGACAGTGAGACCCGCACCGCCAAGACCGCCCTGGACATTCTCGCCGGCGGCGCCGAAGGTGCCCAGCGCAAGCTCGACGACGCCACCGACGCCGCCGACCGGCTCCGCACGAAACTGTCCGACAGGTCCGCGTATCTCGACGTGCGCGACGCGTTCGACGAGCTGGGCGACAAGGCCGTCGAGGCCTGGACGGCCGCCGAGGAAGGGGCCGACGACGCCGAACGCAAGGCCCGCGATCACGAGCGCGCCCTGGCCGACGTCAAACAGGCCGCCGCCGACTACCTGACCGAAGTGCTCAAGCTGCCGGCCCGGCAGGTCACCGACATCGTTGCCCAGATCGACGAGGGGAACTACCAACAGACCTTGCAACAGCTGGCCGATCTGGAGAAGGCCCGCACGACCAATCTGTTCGTTCGCACGATCCTGACCGGCGGCGTCGGCGGCGCCGTCAACGGATCCGGCAACGGACCGCTCGTCGACTCGTTCGGCGGCCGCGAGGCGTTCGGCGGTCCCGTCGTCGAGTCCGCCGGCACAACGACCATCATCATGCCCACCGGTGTGATCGGGCTCGACGTGCTCCGGGCCACCGGCGCCGAACGGCAACGCTCCGGATCCCTCTACGGCGGCCGCTGATCGTGCGCGACGACGATCAGGCCCTGCCGGCGGTCGTGCTCGACACGATCGAACCGGGCGCCACGATCGACGGCTGGCCGTTCAGGCCGGTGGTCGCCGTGCGCGACAACAGCGGCGCGTGGGTCGACACGACGTGCGACTGGACCGGCCTACTGATCGAGCTGGGCACCGTCGACGTGTACGGCAACGTGCCGGCCGGCCGGATCGAGTTCACGCTCCGCAACGACGCCGGCCGATGGAACCGTTACGACGCCGACGCCGTGCTCGTCGACTGGGCCGTCGGCAACGACGTCGTGTGCTGGGTGACCGACGGCGTGACCGATCGTGTGCTGTTCCGTGGCCGTGTCGCCGCCTGGGACGATCTGGGCCGCTCGACGATCAAGGTGACGGCGTTCGACGACACCGCCGAGCTGGCCGCCCCGATCGGGTACCAGCTCGACGTGGGCGAAGCCGGCGACCGGCCCGGCGAACGCCTGGCCGACATCGCCACCGGGATCGGGTTCACCGGCCCGACGTCGTTCCAGCTGGGGCTCGTCACCCTGTCCCAACAGATCAGCGAACGGACACCGCTCGACGAGGCCCGCACGGTCGCCCAGTCCGACGGCGGCGTGACGTTCGTCGACGTCGACGGCACCTGGCGCTACTACGACCGCCGGTGGTACGGCGGCCGGCTGGATCAACCCGAGATCCCGGTCGTGTCCGCCACGGACTGCGACGCACCATGGATCGTCTGGGATCTGGAGCTGACCACCAACGACGCCGCCCAGGCCGACACCGTCACGATCGAGAACGTGGCCGGCCTGACCGCCACCTACTCGCGGTCGACACCGCCGGCGCTGCGGACAACGCTCGTCGGCCAAGTCGAACATCAATGGATCGCCCAGGCCGACGGCGACCGGCTCGCGTCCTACGTGCAACGCGCTGCGCCGCTCTCCGGCCAGCTCGTCCCCAAAGGGTTCCGAATCCACGCGCTCGACCCGCTCCAGGCCGGGATCTGGGCCGTCGCGTGCGAGGTGCGCCTGTTCGACCGCGTCACCGTCCGCCAGACCCAACCGGCCTACCTGGCCTTGCCGACGACGATCGACCTGCCGGCCCTCGTCATCGGCGTCCGTCACGAAGCGACCGCCGGCGGCCAGTGGGTGACGACGTGCATGCTGAACCGGGCGATCCCGGCCCTGCAGCCCATTCTCTACGACACCGGCCACCTGTACGACACCGACGAGCTATGGAGTATCTGACATGCCCACACCGCAACCGCCAATCACGATCGGAGAACTGACCAACGTCCCGGACTTCGAATCCGAAGTCAGCGCGGACTGGTGCCAGGACGCCACCTATCGGATCTGTCACCGGTTCGCCACCATCGACATCCGAGATTCGTCCGGGCTCGACGACGGTTCGATCTGTCGCGTGGCCGCCGAGGCGTCGACCGACGCGCAGTTCTTCCACCGCGTGTCGGGCACGTGGCGATCGCTGATCTATGGGAACAACCGGCCGACGAGCTGGACGCCCACCGTGCAACAGAACGCGGCCACGACGAACTTTGCCGCGACGGGCGCCCAACCGTCCTACACGCGGACCGGCCGGCGGATCACGTGCGAAATGACCATCGCGTACACCGGTGCGTCTGGTGGCACGGCCGGCAGTGTCATCGGGATCTCACTGCCGATCTCCGGGCGGTCTGGGTACAACCCGGCAACCCCCGTCGGCCAGGCGTTCATCTACGACTCATCGGCCGCGATCAAGTACCGGGCCATGGTCGTGATGAACAACACCGGCCAGGTGATCCTGCTGACCCAGCACAGCAACACCGACGGTTATCTCGGCGCCGTCGATTTCACGGCCGCCCTGGCCGCCGGCGACCAGATCGGCGCCAGCTGGAGCTACGACGCCGCGAGTACGTTCACCTGATCGAGCACCGCCCGGCGGCCCATGTTTCACGTGAAACATGGGCCGCCGTTGTACGTCTCCGCGCAGACAAACACGGCCGGCGTGTTCGTCTCCGCACCCAAACACGGCGCGACATAACCGAGATTATGGGCGGGTGTGACAATGTTTGGTCAAGATTCCACCGCTCGCCGGTCTGAATGGTGTAACAACGTGACCCATGAACACACACACATCACCACCCGAACCTACTCACGACGACGTCACCGCCGACGCCGAGCTGAACGATCTCGCTGACCGGGCCGCCCGGGCCGCCGCCGAGTGCGGCGCTGAGATCGTCGTGACCGACGAGGACGGCAACACGACCGTTCACCGGTGCATCTCTGAACCGCACGGCCCCGAACTGTTGCACGTGCTGCCGGCCATCGTGACCGCCGTCGACATGGGCGCGCCGCAATGATCCGCCGGGCTGTTCTCGCACTCGTCGCCGTCGCCGCCCTGTCCGGCTGTTACGGCGTGCCCGCGATCGTGACGCCGCCGGCGGTCGACGATCCCCCACCGGCGCCGGTGCTGCCACCGGCCCAGACGCCCGAGCCCATCCCCAACGTGATCGCGTACCCCAACGTGCCGGCGGCCGGCACCGCGATCGCGTGCCACCCGATCACACCGGACCCGGCCGACCTGGCGGACTGGATCGCCAACGGCGTCGCCGTCGACGTCGCCGCTGTGAACCCGGCCGCCGGCGGCCTGCCGTCTGGGACCGTGCTCCAGTGCGAGCAGGTGGCGCCGTGACCCGTCCCAAGCTCGTCGACCTGTTCTGTTGCGGCGGCGGCGCCGCCATGGGGTATCACCGGGCCGGGTTCGACGTCGTCGGCGTCGACTGGGTCGATCAACCGGACTACCCGTTCACGTTCGTCCGCGCCGATGCGATGTCGTTCGATCTGTCCGGGTTCGACGCCGTGCACGCGTCGCCGCCGTGCGAACGGTTCTCGACGATGAACGGCCCCAACCGGCGACACGCCAGACTGTTCGACTGGAACACCGACCTGCTCACGCCGACGCTTGAACGGTTCGCGTCGCTGTCGGTGCCCTGGGTCGTCGAGAACGTCGTCGGAGCGCGATCGGCCATGCCTGCCGACGCGGTGACGTTGTGCGGATCG